AGCAGCCCACCCTCTGCCGACAGCACCACCGGGTTTGGCAATGTGCGGATTAGGGAAGTCTTGCCAGCGCCAGCTTGCCCGTAGCAGAGCAGCTTCACGCCGTTGGCGGATAGTCCGCCCGTCTTTTTTAGATTGATTGCCATTAAAGGCTCTCCCGCTTTAGCACCAGTCGGCCAATCCAGTCGGTGCGTGAAAATGTCTTTACAGCCCGATTGTGTGCTTGTAAAGCGTCAAATGTTCAAAAAACGAAGGGACACACAAAATGCTCAATCTCGAACAGATTCGAACGGCGCTTGATGATCGCAACGTTGAAAAGGTATCAGCGCGCACCGGCATCCATCGCAACACCATCGCTGCGATTCGCACAGGGGCGAATGCCAACCCGACTTATGCGACGATGAAGCTGCTTTCGGACTATCTTGCTGGGCCATTGATCGATGGCTAATGACATCCTCCAGTTTCAAGCTGGGCGCGAATCTGCCATGAATGGCGGTAAGCGCGATGCGCGGAAGCACAAAGATTGGCTCGAAGGTTTCGACGCTATCATATCTGAGAGGGTAAGGGCTAATGGCTGATCTAACGAATGTGCTAGGTGGCCCGTGGTCACCTCCGAAAGTGGCACAGCCTGATCCGCCAGCCGCGCAGTTGCTTGACGCCATGCAACGTGCGGGGTTGACCCCGCCGCGTGAGATTGTGCTGGACGGCAAGATGCATCGCTTCAACTCCGGCACCAAAGGATCGCCCGGTGCTGGTGACAAGTCCGGTTGGTATGTGGCTTACTCCGATGGCATCCCGGCTGGCCGCTTCGGCTGCTGGCGCGCTGGTATGGAGTCAACTTGGCGGGCTGATGTCGGTCGGTCGCTGACGCCAGCCGAGGAAATGGCCCACGCTCGCCGCATGAATGAGGCGAAAGCGGCGCGCGATGCTGAGATCGCCCGCACCCGTGAGACTGCCGCGAACACCGTTGAAGCCATCTGGACAAATTGCATGGGGGCAGATCCCGCGCACCCTTATCTGGCGCGCAAGGGGATAGGCATTAACGGATCGCGCGTTACAGGTGACGGTCGGCTGGTCGTGCCGCTCTATACGCCAGAAGGCAAACTCGCCTCGCTCCAATATATCGATATAGACGGCGGCAAACTTTATCATTCTGGTGGGCAGACGGGCGGCTGCTACTGGACTGTCGGGACGATGGACGAGCCGGGGCCGATCTACATCGCCGAGGGCTTTGCGACTGCGGCGACCATCTACGAAGTTACAGGGCGACCCTGCGTCGTGGCTTACTCGGCCTCCAATCTCGTCCCGGTCACTGGAACCATCCGCGAACTGGTCGGGCTTGGCGGCAGCATTACCATCGTTGCTGACAACGATTCGTCAGGCACCGGGCAGAAATATGCCGATCAGGCCAGCGCCAAGTATGGCGCACGGGTCGTGATGCCACCAACGCCCGGCGATGCGAACGACTATCTGGCGGCTGGGTATGATCTCAAGGTTTTGCTGGTGCCGTTGCCTGTGACCGATTGGCTAACGCCTGCTGATGACTTTTGCCTAGAGCCTGCGCCGATCCGGTGGCTGGTCAAACATTGGCTACAGGAGGCCGCGCTGATTATGGTGCATGGGCCTAGCGGTGGCGGCAAAACATTTGCCGTGCTGGACTGGAGCCTGCATATCGCGTCTGGCATGACTGAATGGCATGGCCACCGCGTCAAGCCCGGCCCGGTGGTCTATCTGGCGGGCGAAGGCCACCACGGCTTGCGCAGCCGCGTTGCAGCTTGGAAGCAACATAATGGCGCTGGCAAGTTGGACATGTGGATCTCAAAGACCGGCACAGACCTGAACACGCCGGAAGGCTATCAGCGAGTGGTCGATGCCATTCGTGCGCTGCCGCATCCGCCCAGCCTTATAAACGTCGATACGCTGCATCGGTTCCTGTCGGGCGATGAGAACTCTTCAGTCGATGCCAAGACCATGATCGATGCCTGTGCCAGCCTGATGCGGGAGTTCAACTGCTCTGTGCTGCTGGTGCATCACACTGGCGTGTCAGACGAGGCCCAGCACAGGGCGCGCGGATCGAGTGCATGGAAAGGCGCGCTGGAAATTGAGATCAGCGTGATACCGGCAAAAGGTGATTCGCCAATTCAGATCGTGCAGCGCAAGTCCAAGGATGCCGAGGAAGCTGCGCCGATCTATGCGCGGTTGCAGGCGGTCGCAATCAATGGCTGGCTTGATGAGGACGGCGAGGCGGTGAGCAGCGCCGTGCTGGTGGCCGAGGATGCGCCTCCAGAGCGTCGCAAAGAGTCAAAGCTAGATATGTGGCGCAAGATGTTTGAGGCCGCTTGGTGGGCTTCTGGTGCCGAGATTGTCGATAGAAAGCCTTTTGTGTCTCGCTCGGCGCTGTTGGATCATGTCAAAACAAAGCTGGAATTGACCGAATCTTCGGCCCGTCAATACATCAAACCAAGCGTCTCCGATAAGCTAATTGGCGCGCTGATTGTGGCTGAAATGGTGGCGGTAACGGACGCCGGATTTGCGGTAATTTGCCCCAAAACTGCTGGCTTGATGGTCATGATCAAAAACGGCGCGAAATAGCCCGGTAATTACCGGTAACTTTTAGAAAGTTACCGCAGAAGTTATTGAAAACTATAGGTAAAGCATATACCGGTAACAGAAGCGGTAACGAAAACGGGGCAAGGCGTCGAGCGGTAACGGCGGTAACAGGTACCTTTAGGTACCGTTACCAGTTACCGGCGATGCGGGCGGTACCGATACGGAGGGAAATTGAGCATGGAAATCGACCAGATTTTAGAAGAGCGCGGCACCCGATATGGAGAGTTTACCGGCGTGTCGCTGGTCGCTCAGAACATCAAGGCTGCGATGCGGCACAGCGCTAACTGGTCGAAGCTACCGGCTGATGCGCGGGAGTCGCTGGAGATGGTGGCGAATAAGTTGGGGCGCATCCTGAACGGGGATTGCCTGTATGTGGATTCGTGGCGGGATGCTGAGGGGTATCTCAAGCTGGTGGCGGATCGGCTGGAGGGGCTGGAGAAATAATTTTACATGGCATGAAAATAGTTGTTGACGCATAGGGCAAATGGCCCTTATAAGGGTGACACCAACCGGGGCGATGCCCCACCGAAAGGGACTGATGTGATACGATACGGTAGCGTCTGTAGTGGGATTGAGGCCGCGTCTGCCGCTTGGCATCCGCTGGGATGGGAACCAGCATTCTTCTCGGAAATAGAACCATTCCCGCGCGCTGTCTTGGCGCACCATTATCCCGCTGTGCCACTGCACGGCGACTTCACCACAATAGGAGCCGATCAATATGGAGCAATTGACCTTCTTGTCGGAGGAACCCCTTGCCAGTCGTTTAGCATCGCCGGGCTTAGAGGTGGACTGGGTGACGACCGTGGTAACTTGGCACTCGAATATCTCCGCCTTGCTGATCGCAAACGCCCCCGATGGCTGGTATGGGAGAACGTCCCCGGTGTCTTGTCATCGAATGACGGACGGGACTTTGGTTCCATCCTTGGAGGGATGGCAGAACTCGGGTATGGGGTCGCATACCGCATTCTCGACGCTCAACACTTCGGAGTTCCACAGCGACGCCGCCGCGTGTTCGTTGTCGGATATCTTGGAGACTGGCGTCCCCCCGCAGCGGTTCTTTTTGAGCGCCACAGCTTGTCAGGGCATCTTGCGCCGATCCGAGCGAAGGGGAAAGAAAATACCGCAAGCCTTAGAGCAAGCACTCCTGCTGGTGGCGGACAAGGCACCGATTGGGAACATACCGTAGCGCATACACTGACGGCTCGGCACGGCTCTGCGCTGAATGCCCCAGACTTCCAAACTTATTTGCCTGTGTCTTGGCCGATGGAAATAACTCCAACTCTAGACGCTTCGTTTGGTGCAAAGCATGGGCAAGACAATCAGCACATCAATCAAGGTGCCGGTTTGTTTGTATCAGACCAAGATCAACAGGCCGTCCGCCGCCTCACCCCTGTTGAGTGCGAACGACTGCAAGGCTTTCCTGACAATTACACAGCAATCCCGTGGCGTAACAAGGCTATGGAGTATTGCCCAGATGGCCCGCGTTACAAGGCGCTGGGTAATAGCATGGCCGTTCCAGTAATGCGCTGGATCGGTGAGAGAATTCAAGCAGTGGAGAACATCAAATGACATCCGACGAAGTTCGAGCAGCCCGCTATCTTCTGGGAATGACGCAAGACCAACTGGCCAAGGCGCTGCGCATGGGTGGCGATGGCAAGCGGGCTGTGCGGCGCTGGGAGGCCGGCGACAGGAGCATCAGCGGGCCTGCGTCCGTGGCGATTGAGTTTATGCTGGTCGCCGCTGATTGCATCAAGACTGGCAAAGGTGTATTCGCAGACTACCAGCCCGAGAACGGAAACTGAGACTGTGAACCATGACTGACAAGCCACAAGTTAAAAAAACCAGAGGAATCGGGTCTGGCGTTGCCGGGCCGGGTCGCCCGAAAGGCATTCCGAACAAAGCCACGCGGCAGATCAAAGATATGATTATCGCGGCTCTGGATCAGGCCGGAGGCGCTGAATATCTGGCGCGGCAGGCCGAAGAGAACCCCGGCCCGTTCATGACACTGATCGGCAAGGTGCTGCCAATGCAGCTTACCGGCGAAGGTGGCGATGCTTTGAAAATTGAAATGGTGCGTCGGGTGGTGCTTGATGGCGACTCTAACGATTAAGACCCCGCGCTGGTTCAAGCCGTTCCTGTCGCCTTCCCGCTATAAGGGCGCGCATGGCGGTCGCGGGTCTGGCAAGTCACACGCCTTTGCCGAGGCGGTGATTGAGGCGCACGTTATGGATCAGAAGCGCCGCACGGTCTGTGTCCGCGAAATCCAGAAGTCGCTGGCGCAATCGGTCAAGCGGCTGCTGGAGATCAAGATCGAACAGATGGGTGTCCAGTCTTATTTCGAGGTGCAGGAGTCCCAGATCAAATGCCGTCATGGCGATGGCCTGATAATTTTTCAGGGGATGCAGAACCACACCGCTGATAGCATCAAGTCGCTAGAGGGCTACGACTGCGCATGGGTCGAGGAAGCGCAGTCCCTGTCGCAGCGCAGCCTTGACCTGTTGCGCCCGACGATCCGCAAGCCGGGTAGCGAACTCTGGTTCACTTGGAATCCGCGCCTCGATAGCGACCCGGTGGATTCCCTGCTGCGTGGCGATAAGCTGCCGCCAGATTCCACCGTTGCTGAAGTCAACTATCGGGACAACCCTTGGTTCCCTGACGTTCTCAAAGCCGAGATGGAATACGACCGGGGCCGCGACCCTGACAAATACAAGCACGTTTGGCTCGGCAGCTACGTTGCCAGCAGCGAGGCCCGTGTGTTTACGAACTGGCGCATCGA